ATAATGGAACTCAAGAGAATCTGAACATCAATCGTCATACATCATGTGTACTGACAGATCTAAATGTTGATTATTCTCCAAATGGCCAATTTACTTCTTTTGCCGATGGGATGCCAACACAAATCAATATCTCATTAGTGTTTAAAGAACTTGCAACTCTTACAAAAGAGAAGATTCAGGACGGACTATAATCTATGTACTTCGACAACTTTCCTACGTTCTTATATCCTTTTAAGATTAATAATAAGACTGAGTACAAACTCATCAAAGACATATCTCAAAACGTTCGTGTTAGAAAAGAAATTCTAGCCAACATTACATTATATGATGAATATGATATTAGAGAAGGAGATACTCCTGAAATTATTTCAGAAAAAGTATATGGCTCTCCATTATACCATTGGGTTGTTATGTTATGTAATGAACGTTATAACTATATTGATGATTACCCATTAACTCAATACGAATTAGAAAAATATATTACTGACAAATATGGTTCTGGAAATGAGTATGATACACACCACTATGTTAATGCTAATGGTAATATAGTTGATTCTACTCAAGGAACATCAGTATCAAATTATGATTATGAAACAGATTTGAATGAAAGTAAACGAAGAATCAAACTCATATCACCAACACTACTTAATAATATTCTTAAAAACTTTAAAGATCTTATATAATGGCAGCTGATAATGAAGTAATACGGTTTGCTGGCGACGTCAGCATCGATAAGATAGAGATCATCTCCGCTACTGGTTATGGTATGGAAGTATCAAACCAAGTTGTTGCATTAGAGATATATGAAGATCTCTGGTCTCCGTTTATTTCAGGCGTTCTAGCACTAAAAGATTCTTTAGACCTTGCCAACCTATTTCCATTCGTTGGTGAAGAGTTCGTCAATATTAAGATCCATACTCCATCATTTACAGGAAAAGACAAGATCATAGATGACCAATTTGTTATCTATAAGATGTCTAATAGAGAGATGGCAGGCGATCGTAATCTTATCTATGAACTTCATTTCATGTCAAGAGAAGCAATCGTTGACTTAAATAAGAAAATTAGTATTTGTTATCAAGGTAAATGCTCAGACATCGCAAAGTCTATTATCTCAGATAAACTTAATGGATTAGAATCAAACAAGACTGCTATCGTTGAAGAAACTCCAAATGGAGTTAAGTTTATTGCAAATTTCTGGCCACCTGTTCAGTCATTAAATTATACAGCAGAAACAGCAACAAACTCCGCTGGAACTTCATCATATGTATTCTTTGAGAATAGACAAGGACTAAACTTTGTCTCATTAGATCTCTTATATAAATCATCAGTAACTCAAAACTTTATATATGATGCTTATATGAGAGATTTTACCGCGGATGGTAGATCTATTAGAAATGTAGAGGAAGAATATAAACGTATAGTTGAGATAAGTATTCCTAATGTTTATGACTATATAGATCGAGCAAGATCAGGTATGTTTGCATCTAAGATGAGTAATTATGACCTAACTACAAAAAAATATGTAGTTAAGAACTATGATATGTTAGATGACTTTAATAATAATAAACATCTGAATGATTATCCAGTATCTTCGAAAAAAGCTATTCGTAGAGTAAGTGCTATGACATTTACATATCCAAAGTATCATGGTAATTTTAATAACTTTGGCGATGTGACTAATGCTAGAAGTATTCAAAAGCGTATGTCATTAATTGCTCAAGCTGAAGCAACAAAAGTAGAGATCGTAGTTCCAGGTAGAACTGATTATACTGTCGGACAAAAAGTTAATTTGACATTAAATAAATTTAATCCTATTGAAGGTACAGATACAACTAAAGATACTACTGATAATATGCTGTCAGGTAATTATCTAATCTCCGCGATCAATCATTTTATCGACAGAGAAAAACATCAATGTCATATAGAATTAATCAAAGACTCATACATAGTTGATTTGGATAGAGGCGCTAAATAATGAAATTATATACTGGATGTGTAGAGAATAGACAAGATCCACTTAAACTTGGTAGATGCCAAGTTCGTGTTGTTGGTCTACATAATAGTGATAAGACTAAATTAAAAACTGAGGATCTCCCATGGGCGTATCCTATGCAGCCAATTACTTCAGCTGCCATGTCAGGTATCGGCCATTCTCCACTTGGTCCAGTTGAAGGTACTTGGGTCGTGGTCATGTTCAGAGATGACGATGAACAACAACCAATTATTCTAGGTTCGTTAGGTGGTATTCCACAATCTCAAGGTACTATCGACGAAGATAATGATCAGCTTATCCTTAAACAAGATGGATATCTACCAGGTTCAAATGAACATACAGTGACTGATGAAAGTGGTAATAAAGTTACAAGTACAGATTCTACTCCAGGTTCTGAAGATGTAGGTTTAAATCCTGCTGGAACGTACACTATATCTTCTGAAGGTATAGCATTAATTAAACAATATGAAGGTTTAAAACTAACATCATATCAAGATTCTGCTGGCGTATGGACCATAGGTTATGGAACAACAACGATTAACGGAGTTCCTGTATATCCTGGCCAAACTATTACTGAATCTCAAGCTGAGCAATACTTACAAGAACATTTTACAACTAGTGTTTATCCAATCATTAAATCACGAACAAAAGCTCCAATTACGCAGTCGATGTTTGATGGATTATGTTGTTTAACTTACAATATCGGTTCAGGTAACTATAGCAAATCAACTTTATTAAGTGAATTAAATTCAACCAAGTATCTAGATGCAGCAACAGCATTTTTAGATTGGAATAAATCTGGCCAACAAGTACTTGCTGGATTAACTAGAAGAAGAGCGGCAGAAAAGAATCTATTTCTAAAAGATGGTATTCCAAGTATTACCGGAGATCTATCACCAATTAATGAACCAAAGAAAGATCCAGTTGAATCAACAACTAATCCTTCCGGTTTAAGTGAGAGTGGTATTGCTAGAGTTCTTGGATTTAAGGATCCAAAGGGAAAATATCCTCTTTATAAGAATGAACCTGATACTAATAAGCTTGCTCGTCATGAAGACATTAAGAAGACTATCGTATATAAGAAAGAACTAGCAAGAGAGCGTGACGTAGAGTCAGTTCAAAATACTTCATGGGATCAATCACCAATTCCATACAATTCCAAGTATCCATTCAACCATGTATTCATGACGGAATCTGGTCATGTGATGGAGTTCGATGATACAGAATATTCAGAACGTATTCACATCTATCATAAAGCTGGTACCTACACAGAGATCGATGCAAATGGTACTAAAGTTAATAGAATAGTTGGTGACAACTATGAGATACTTGAACGAAATGGTAAAGTTTATATCAAAGGCTCATTAGATGTTACGATTGATGGTAATCATAATGTTCTAGTTAAGAACGCCTTAAACATCGATGTTAGAGGCAACGTTAACATGAACGTGTCTGGTAATATGAATGTGGCTGTGACTGGTCAATATAACCTTAGAGCTAAGGGTGTTAATATCGAGTCAACAGCAAATCCAATTAATATTCTATCACAAAATAGTTTAAATCTACAATCTGCGGCTGCTATGAACCAAAAAGCTGGAGCAACTTGGAATGTAGATTCAGTTCGTGCTGATATCAATGACGGTACAGCAGGAGATGCAGCTGGTACAGGATTAACTACACCAGCTGAATATACTCCTGAAGAACCAGTATTTACTGATCTGGTAGTTCTTACTCGTGGAGCAGAGGCAGCTGCACATTATGAAACTCCTGAAGAAGGAGATCCATCTGAGTATATCCAAAAACAAATTAATGATGGTACATTAAATCCTGACGATCAGAACTACGGAACATCTCAAGGATCTACATCAGTATCTCCAAGTAATGTAACTCCATTACCAGCAAGTTGTAATGTTATTCAAGGTATGGATAAGTTTACGGCTGACATACAGTTATCTACTCACTTCACATTAGGTTCATTAACATCTAATGGAACCAGATTACCAGTTAACCAACAAGGATTAACTGCTCAAGAGATCGTATGTAATCTTAAAGGATTGGCTGAAAACTGTCTTGAACCAATTATTGAATTATATCCATCTGCAATTATTACTTCTGGATTTAGAAGACCAGGAGATGTGGCTAAGTCATCAGCAACATCACAACATTACTTAGGTCAAGCAGCAGACATAGTTATTCCTGGATTTAATAGACAAAAACATTATGAGGCTATTC